CTATCTGGCCATCGAGACGCATTAAGGCAAAGTCTGGAGTGTAGAAAGTGTTATCGGCGAGTCGGAATTTCATGCCCTCGAATCTGTACCAGAGAAGTTCTCCAGCCATCAGCAAGGTTTTCAGATAGGAGTCGTACGCTGCCTCAGTCTTGTTCAGAACGCCTGTCTTGAGCCGTCCTAGCGCGTACATACCAGACTTCATTTACCCAGCACCCATGAGCCGTAGTCGAAATAGAACATCGTTATCTTCATTGCCCATGGCAGAGCAGCAAGCATCAACGTGGCTACTGCAATACCTGCAAGAACTTCTTTCACGCAACCTCCTTTACCTGTTTCCTCATCCTATTCACCTCATCAATCAACTCATTCGCAGCCACTTTCCCGCGCTTGTCAAAGACGCCCTGGTAATATGCTTGCCGGCGCGTGTCGGTCAACTTCATACAGTAGCGGGCCTCGCATTCGCGTCTGTGTTGTTCTGTGTCATTCACTTTTCGAGCATCGTTTAGCTAACTCACATAGCCAGACCGCCAGTGCAGGCGGCGTATGCTCACGCTCCGCTTTGCTCACTTCCGGCCTCTTCCCTCTTCCTGCGCGACCGACGTCGCCAATTACATGCGTCGGCTCATCTATCCGCAGCGGTATGTCTGGTATATCTTTCGGCTCACATCCAACGATATAAAGCCGGGTCTTTTTCTCTGCTCTATGGCCCCACCAGTGCTGGTGGATAGGTAATGTCCAGCCGCCATACTCATCCTTGCGGCCCGGAGCCGGCAGGTTGAGTTCTGGCCATAACTTGGAATTTGCAGGATGCTCAAGCACGCCACCAAACTTTCTAATCTGTTCAATAGCCCATGGCGCCAGTGCTTTTTCATCCTCTCTTGGCTTTGCAAACATGGCGAACTGGCCCCAGGCTCTGCAAGGCGGGTGAGCAACAACAGGAGATCCTCCTTGCCAATTCCTTGCGTCACGTTCCATATCCCACACATCACAGCCAGGGATGGTTTTATAGACACTATCGGAGCGGGCAAAAAGGACCGCTACCATCACCCGCCCACCCTGAAGCCGCGCTCGACCGGTTTGTTGTATTTCTCGATACGCGGCCCGTCGTAAGTACCGAATCGTGTGTATTCGCCGTTAAAGGTAAGCCGTACATCGCCAAGCGCACCATTGCGATGCTTGCGGAAGATCACCTCTGCCGTCCCTGCTGCCTCGCTGTTTTCGTCGTATACCTCGTCGCGATAGATGAATGCGATCAGGTCAGCGTCTTGCTCGATCTCCCCTGATTCGCGCAGATCGGACATGACCGGTCTCTTATCGCCGCGTTCTTCAACCTTCCGGCTTAGCTGGGATAGCGCGATAACCGGGACGGAGAACTCTTTCGCGATCTGCTTCAGTCCGCGGCTAATACTTCCGATCTCCTCGTTCCGGTTATTGCCCTGCCCTCTCATCAGCTGGATGTAGTCAACAACGATCAGGGATAGTCCGTGCTGGCGCTTGATGCGTCTGCAACGTGAGCGGATATGGCCGATAGTGATAGCTGGCGTATCGTCAATCTGCATGTTCAAGCCGAACAGGTGACGCACAGCTTCATTCCGGCTTGTTGTGGCCGTGTGATACTTGAGCATCCTGCTTGCGAGTTGCCTGCGGCTCATTTCCATGGAGAAAACTGCGGCCGGCTGGGACTTGGAGACATGCTCAGCGATCTGCAATGCCAGGCTAGTCTTGCCCATCGAAGGACGCGCGCCGATGATGATTAAATCGGTATTGCCCAGCCCGCTTGTTAACTTGTCGAGATCGCGCAGGCCAGTCATCAGCCCGGTGTGCTCCGTCTCTTCCCAATCAATCGCTTCCTCGATTGCGGTAGACAGCGGCACATAGTCGCGCTCTGTTTCTGTATCGAGTACCGAGAGGATCTTCGTCTCAGCCTCGGCTGCCATGTCCTTCGGATCCATGTGCGAGTCGCAAGCAATGGATATTTCCTCAGCCACCGTGCGCAGCTTGCGAAGGATCGCAGCGTCTTCGATTGACTTGGCGTAGCTCTTGATATTCGCGGATGTGTTTACGCCGTCACGCAAGGTCTGGAGGTATTGCCATCCACCGATACGCTCCAGCTCGCCATGCGCTTCCATGGCTTCAGCAAGCAGGATGATGTCTACCGGCTTGCCAGCATCCAACATGCGCTGCATTGACTTGTAAATTAACCGGTGATCCTCGCGGATGAATGCTGACCCGGGAAAGGATGGGATACGGTCATATGCCCCGTTATCGCGCAGTAGAGCGCCGAGGAGGGACATTTCGGATTCGATGCTCATGCTGCCACCTGTAATGATTTGATTGCGTCAACCGCAGCTATTCGCTGACCTATCCAGGACATAACTGGTACTGCCATGCTGTTACCGAGCGCCTTGTAACGCGGCCCATCGGCAGCCCGGCCCGGTATCAGCGTGTAGTCGTCGGGGAATCCTTGGAGCCGTTCGCACTCGAGCGGAGTAAGGCGGCGTACTTGCATGGCTGATGTCATCACCCCATCATGTCGGCCGCCGTCTCCACCTCTCTGAATCGTTCCTGCGCAGTCAACGCTTGCAGTTAACTCTTCGGACCAAGCAATCGCGGGTTGTGCGATGTAAGTTTGCTGCTTCATTCCAGGTTCTGCTGCCAGAGCTCCGGCAACGTGCATCATGCGAACTTCGTCACGCTGGTTCTGTGCGAAGGCTACCGGCACAAGACCATGCTCATCCCTGTATCCGCTATGCGCATCGCCATTGCTGGTTAGTGTTGGCACTACGGTTAGCGGTGTGCCTCGCCCCGTTCCATCCTCGGATGCATCAAAGCCTTCGCCGGCTGAAAGGGTGGCGATAACATTGGAAGGACGAGACGGCCTGTTTTCCCCCTCTGCCCTAATAGTTCCCGCAACGTCTCCGGACTGCCAAAATCCTTGACCAGTTTCGTGCATAGCCACTACCGCGTCTTGTCCTCTGGTGTTTCCGATCCTCTCCGCTCGACTGCTTGTAAGGCATGGCGCAGTGTCGTGGGTAAAGCCTTTCCCCGCTTGTCTGCTCGGCGCAGTATTCCCCGACAGGCTGTGGCGCTCAAATAGAACCGCTGCGGCACGTCTCCAGTTTCCAAGATGTCCGACAACGAAGACGCGACGGCGCCGCTGTGGAACTCCAGCGTATTGAGCGTCAAGAATTCTGTAGGCGAACCCATACCCGAGTTCCCCCAACCCTCCGAGTAAGGTTCCAAAGTCTTTTCCTCCGTTACTCGACAGGACGCCGGGGACGTTTTCCCATACCAGCCACTTGGGGCGATACCTTGCAGCAATGGCAAGGTAGGTGAGCATGAGGTTGCCACGAGGATCGTCCAGTCCTTTTCGGAGTCCGGCGATTGAGAAAGACTGGCAAGGGGTTCCTCCCACAAGGACATCGATGATTGCATCAGGCCACTCCTTAAACTTCGTCATATCGCCCAGGTTCGGGACTGTTGGGTAATGGTGATCCAGCACGGCGCTGGGAAATTTCTCTATCTCGGAAAAGAACGCAGCTTTCCAGCCCAACGGGTGCCATGCCACGCTAGCCGCTTCTATTCCGGAACAGACTGAGCCGAAGTTCATGCCGCCCTCGCAAACTTGACCGCGTTACGAATCCAGGTGCGCCAAGCGGCTGTCCAGTCGAGGTAGGTATCGCCTTTGGCTTTGTTGCGGTCAAGGAACTGTTCTGTCTCAGGCTTAATTCTGCTTGCAGATAAACCTTGGCTTTCTGCCCAATCGAACATCTCAGCGGTTACTTCGAAGTCTTTAGGAACGGTTGTTGGCTTTTCTTTTTTCTTTTCCGATTTGGAAATGGAAGGAACGACAGTTCCGATAGTCTTTTCTGGATCTGTATCTGTATCTGTATCTGTATCTGTATCTAGGACAGTCACCGTTACGTCACGCGTTACGTCACGCGTTTTTTCTTTCTGTTTTTCCCTGTAACGTCGCTGTCTTGCTGCATGCGATGGGTCGGCGTCACTTATGAACTGCCTGTTATTCCAGTTAATCGGCTGCCAGTTTTCATCTATCAGACCCACTTCAGAGATGCGTCTTTTGGCGTTGTCCAACGCCTCACCTACCAATCCAAGCCTTCTGCCTACAACACGCTCGAGCATCCCTGGTTGCGGGTAATGTTTGTCGAGCATCCCCTCGTTCTTCATACACAACAGAAAAACGAAATGCCGCTGATCCTCGAATGAAAGGAATTCAACCGTCTCGTTGTAAATAAAATCGGAATACATCCTGAACCATGGGTTGCTCATGATGGAACTCTCACGGGATGAATTGACACGCCACTGATCGAACATTTCCGCGTCGTCTCAAGCCGCTCCAGGCGCTTAGCTGCCACAAGTGCATTGACCCGGGCTGAGATGGTGCTGAGTTCGATGTCAGGACGGGTAAGGCAAAACGCCTTGTTGTACATATCCTTAATCTCTTTCAAACTGAGATTGTCGCCACCCATGCCGCAATAATTCTTAACAAGGTTGCATATCCGATCCGCTTGAGTCGCCAGTTGCTTAACCGGCATGGAGCGATAGGCTGCGATGGAAGTGTCGGCTACGTTCGTCCGTTTCCGTTCTTCGCTGGCCGTGATGTTCGCCGCTCTTGTCTCGCTATCCGCGAACGCCTGAAAGACGACCTTTCCTTCTTTGGTGCGGACAAACCTTTCCTCAGTCATTAGCCTCGATTCGCTCATTTCGCCCTCACCGTTTTGCGCCGATCTTGCACCATCGAACTAAGCCGGCTCATCAATGCAGCACCAGCCGCGCAGTAGTCCATGAACTCTTTGTTGATCCGCGCAAACTCGCCGGGGTCTACTCTGCCGTCGCTCAACGCAGTCTTGACTGCATCGTTCCATTCGCCCTTCTCTTTCCCTTCTGCGAGGAACAGGTCAAGCAGCTCCATGTCGGAACCACCTTCGTGCTGTGCTATGGGAATGCAGACCATGTTGCGACGCTCTGCGAAGGCTTTGGCTATGTCGTCACAGTCAGCCATATCAGCTATCGCTGCGGCTTCCTCGACCGTCGTGTGATGCGTCTCACAGTTCGGATTAACCTTGTTCTGCAATACGTTCGGGCTCTTACCCATACGCACAGCCAGAGCCGGAATGCCGCCCGGGTAGTCGTGTGCTGTTTTGTAAATAACATCAAGAATATTCACGGTGACACCCTCCAAATAACGCCGTTTTCAATACTGCTGAGTCGCTTCAAAATGCTATTCATGGATACTTACTTATTTCTCAACTTTTCAAGCAGATCAAGGACTTGTTCAACCGTGAATAGTCCGATCGGTTGGTCCCGGTTTGGGTCAAGATTGGGTCTATTGCTCGCTAATTTTTGCTGGGATAATTCTTTCTCAACACGTTTCTTATCTTCATCAATGAGCCATCTAATGTACGCAGCGAAAGCCATCTTTTTTTCATCGCAGCGGGAATCTGACCAATCAGATTGCTCCTCATTGATGTTGAATTTTTTCGGTATGTCGAAAAAATCTCTACGGTTGCGCGCCATGTTCGGGCTCAGGTTAAGCAGCTGCTTTGGATTTGGGCGTACGGAAAAGATCGGGACGCAACTCTTTGAGTTGGTACTGGCGGAGCTTCGGAACTTCTTCGCCCCACTGATACACGGCCTTGTCAGTGATGCCCAGCGCTGCGGCTAACTCGGCAACGCTCCCGAAAAGGGAGATAACGGATGCTGTTTTCATGGACATATTAAAGCATACTTTACTCGATGGTGTCAAGCACACTTTAACGGATACCAATTATGATTGCGGTATGAGCACACTCGAGGAAAGGGTTTTGGAGGCCATTAAAGCAACGGGCATGAAGGTACCCGTTCTCGCCGAAAAGATAGGCGTTAGCGTCCAGTCCGTTTATGACTGGATGAGGGGGAAATCGCTTGGCGATATGAAGGCAGACAATCTGATTGAATTAGCTTACCTTGCGGGGTATGAGCCCAGGTGGATCAGAAAGGAGAAAGGTTTAAAGAAGAAAGTTATCACCAAGGAGCAAGAAATAATTCTTGAGTTAGCTGAAAACATGATTCCGGAATCAAAAGACAACTGGATCGCTATTGGAAAGTCCCTTACAGCTGTTATCCCTACTCAAAGTGCTGTTGATACACTACCATCTCAGCCGTTAGACTTAAAGGCGAGCGATGAGCAGAAGACCCCAGCCGGCCCTAAACGACTTGGAACAAACGAAGGCATCCCGCGCGAGAATAGCAGCGGTCGATTTGTGGGCAAACTAAAGCCTGTCGAAAAAAGGACTGCACGAATTGAGGTAGCCAAGGATCGTCGCAAGACCCCTTGGAAATACGAAGGAGAATAAGATGGACAGACCTTTTGCGCTTGCGCCGGACTCCCTATCGAACGATACGATTGAGGCGTTGCGTGAGCTGCTCACCAGCGCCGAGCGCGGCGAGATTATAGGAATTGCCTTCGCCGTCATGTACAAGGGAAGGGATTACATCGTGAACACGGCCGGGGAAGCACACAGAAGCCCTACGTTCGCCCGCGGCATGGTGCAGGCCCTAGACGATCACCTTATGCAAAAGGTGCATGGCTGACTCATCTCATTTGAAATGCCCGACCCCGCCCTAGAGTTCCTCGTCGTCAACCTCTCCAAGATCGAGTCTATAGTCGAGGAGCTGCCGCGCATTGGGTCACGACGGGAGTTAAAGGCTAAGGCAGATGAGATATTGCAACTCACCGACAAGGTTAGGCAGCAGGCTTACAGGCTGGTAGATACAAAACCCACAGATGCTTACACGCCCGACTTCAAGCAATATGGTGGCGGTGCGGCAGGGAAAAAAGAAAATGGGAGCGGCAAATAGAAATGGCGGTCTACCAGTTAACGCTTTTTTACTCTAATCTTCGCGAGCATAAGGTTGCAGTTCAAAACATCCGGGATGACGTGAAAGACATCTCCGGTAATAAATGGCGCGTCCTGTCAGCAGGCGAGCAAGTCTGTGCAATCGTTTTTGAGACAGATGAACCACCTGAACGGATGAAGACCCGTTTTCGCCAGTATGGAACGAATGAGCTTCTATTTCTCCTAGCAGAACTTTCCTCAGTAACGTCAGGACACTTAACAGGAGATGCTTGGCAATGGCTAGATAGTCGCCTCTCTCGCACGAGATAACAGCTGTAAACCACATCATCCACATACTCTCCATTTTCCCCTCCTTTAATTAACCCGCTTAGGCGGGTTTTTTATTGCCCAAAATCCGCAGCGTTGGAAGTATTGTAGCATAAGTTTAAAGTATGCTTGACATACTGTATTCAAGTGTGCTTTAATACTCGCCATGCAGTAACGAAAAGGATCACCGCTTAGCCGGCCATGCGGCTCTAAATAGCGTGGGACAAACGGTAAAGTCTGGTTCAAATGCCTTAAGCAAGCTGGCAGATCGGAAAGACGGTCACTTTCGGAAGAGGTTTTTGTGTCGCTCAATGACGTGATGGGGTTTTTCCTGGCGGTTGACCTAGCACGAGACGCAAGAATCTCTCCTGAAAGCGACTGCCCTAGCACGTGTCGTTTCGTGCCCTCCCGAAAAACGATGACAGCTGGAAAGACAGCATCGAATTTAAGGAGAAGGAAATGAACCCGAATCTGAAGGAACCGCAGTATCTCAGGACCGGCAAAGTGATCCGGGATGTGACGCAACCGGAAGAGACGCGGGACAAGACGTATCCGTCTATCTCTGCCGCCAAAAAAGCAAGCCGCGAGCTACAAGGCACCAAGCGCGGCGACGGCACCCTGAAAGTTATCCGCTAAGGAGACTCCCATGCTCTGGATCGCTTGCTGGTTCGTTCTATCCGTCCCGCTCGGCTTACTGGCGGGACAGTTTATATCTGTAGGTGAGAGAGAGGATTTGGAATGAAGCATTACGGATTTGGGGTAACGGATAAGGACGGCAACAAGGAGACTGAGTTGGTTATGGACTCCTACGCCGCCAACAGGTTTGCAAGCGTCCTCAACTCGATAGAAGGCGATTGGTCAGACAGGGGGCCATTCCTCGCCGTCGAGTTGTTCTACAAGGACGCTGATTGACCGACACAGAAATACTGGACTGGCTTAGCGAGTACTGCGACCAGTCTGTTTATAACCGCCCTACCCCGCAATACCGCGCTGGATGGGTGCTGTATTGCGATGAGATGAAAGTAACAGGGCAGACGCTGCGGGAAGCTGTGATGAAGGCTAAAGCGAAAATTGATGAGGAGAATAGGGATGAGTAACGAACGTAAGCCGCACAAGCATGCCGAGGCAATTAAGGCTTGGGCAGATGGGAAGCAGATTCAGTTTGATGACGACGACCGCGGATGGGTTGATGTTCTAAGTAACCGTCCTTTCTGGAGCGAGCAGACCGCATACCGCGTCAAGCCTGAGCCGGTAAAGGTGCGGTATCGGGATTACATCTGGAAAGGCAGCAACGGGCAATATCTTGTTGACACCGTTAACACTTCAGAGAGTTTCAATACCGGCATCATGGAAGAGCAAAACAACTTCGTTAGCTGGATTCACACCGAATGGCAAGAGGTCGAAGTCCCGCAATGACTTTCCGCGACACGCTATACGCCAGGATAGACCTGAAATGTGCCATAGCTAAGCAGGAAATCAGGGTTAGCGCGATCCGGCACATCGCGGAACTGAACGATAAGGCCGAGTTTATTAATCGCAGCATGGGCCAGTCTAGAAGGCAATGGAACGAGAGGAACGGAAGATGAAAACGCACTACCGCAAGGCCTTTAATTCGCCCTACCTTAGCTCGGCGGACATAGTTGAGCCTACCGTATTAACCGTAGCTCGCGTCGCGCTAGAGCCCGATCAGACGAAGAAAACGAAGGATGTATTTAACACAGCCTACTTCGTTGAAAAGGAAATCCGGCCCGGCGAGAAGTTGAAACCGATGATCCTGAACGCATCGAACAGCAAGACGATGAGCGGCATAACCGGATCAGCCTTTATCGATGACTGGCAGAACGTTCGCGTGACGGTTTACGTTGATCCGAATGTCAGATTTGGCAAGGACATTGTAAGCGGCTTAGTGATAAGCCCGAACGTGCCTGAGAAGAAATACCTTTCGCCGGACAACGCTAAGGGATGGGGCAACGCGAAGGATGCCTATAAGCGCGACGGTAATCTCGATTCAGTTCTGTCCAGGGTAAGCATGAGCGACGAGCACCAGGAACAGCTTAAGAAGGAGTGCGCATAGTGAGTGAATGGAAATGGGTGCCGGTTGAGCCTACGGCAAAAATGCGCAGAGCGGCCATGAATGCCCCCGCTTACGGACATCCTGAAACCGCTGTGCCGACGAACGTAGCGATATATCAAGCAATGCTAGCAGCCGCCCCAACGCCAGAGGTTGAACAGACAGCAACTCCTGGGGCGAAGTGGCGCGAGAGTGGGGAGCCCGACCCGCACGGGAAGCAATACAACTGTGAGCGAGCCTATCTATGTCTCGGAACCATGACCGATGACGAGTTGGCAAACGCGGTCTATTTAGACCCGAACATCGCAAACCTGACCGCCGCGAAGGATCGAATCAGATGGCTGTCTCGCAAGCTACACGACGCGCTAGGTAAGGCCAAATCTTGATCTGGCACGACATTCAACAGAATACCGATGTATGGAACGGCCTACGGTGCGGCAAAGTTACAGCGTCAAGTTTCGGCTGCTTCATGGCTAACGATGGTAAGGCGTTCGGCGAACCGGCAAAGAAATACGCGCTACAGATCGCCCTGGAAATATGCAACGGAAAGAAGGCCGAGTTTAGCTTTTCTAATGAGCATACCGAGCGCGGACACGAACAGGAACCAGTCGCGCGGATGCTTTACGAGAATGAGTACTTCGTCGATGTGCGTAACGGTGGATTCTTTGATTGGGGGAACTATGGCGACTCGCCGGACGGTTTGGTGGGCAATGACGGAGTGGTCGAGATCAAGTCAGTCATCGCCGCAACGCACTACGCAACGTTACGCCGCGGAAGCTTTGATCCGTCCTATCGCTGGCAGCTCGTCGGACACTTGGACTGTACCGAGCGGCAGTGGGTCGATTTTGTCAGCTACTGCTCGGAGTTTCCCGAAGAGAAGCAGTTGATCGTTCATAGACTGAACCGGGCTGATTATTCGCAAGAGATAGAAAGGTTACGAGCCAGGCGCGAAGAGTTTATCGGACTGGTACAGGAAACATTGAAATCAATAAAGGAGGAAGCGTAATGGCATTCGAGCAAAGAAACGGAAGCGGCGCGTTATTCAAGAACGACAAGAAAGGGAACGAGAAGGCTCCTGACTATACGGGTAACGCCCTATCCCCTACTGGCGAGTATTTTGAGTTGTCCGCCTGGATTAAGGAAGGCCAGAAAGGGAAGTTTATGAGCATCGCGCTCAAGCCTAAGTTTGGCAGCGAAGGCCAATCACGGCCAGCCAGTAAATCGCCGGCAAGCCTCGATGATATGGGCGATCTGGATATTCCGTTCTGAGGTAGCCATGAAAAATCAAGACTACAAAAACTACCGCGCCACACGTCCGCTCAATCGTGACCGGATCGCCTCAGTCCTGCTCGGCCTAGCGCTCGTTGTTATGCTCTGCGTCAAGCTGCCCGAAGTCAGCGCGGAACAGCCGAGCCAGGCTATGACGGAATGCGACGGACTGCCCACTATGGAGATGGGTATGCCGATAGCGATAGAAGATTGGGTGCGGACATGAGCAGACAGCTTTGGACGGATGCAGAGGTTCAGCTCGTGAAGGCTCTCTACCCTGACACACGCACGGCAGACATCGCGCAACGACTAGGGCGCACGCTTGATAAAGTTTACCGCAAGGCAGCGGCGCTCGGACTTGCCAAAAGCGAAGCATACCTTGCCAGTATGCTGGCCTGCCGCTTGCGCCGTGGAGATGAGGTAGGGAAGGCGCATCGCTTCAAGCCGGGACAAACTGCATGGAACAAGGGGATTAGTTTCGATTCTGGCGGGCGATCCGCTGAGACAAGATTCCGCAAGGGCACGATTCCACCGAATCACAGGCCAGTAGGCAGCACTCGCGTAACTGTTGACGGTTACGTTGAGATCAAGGTGGCAGAGGGCATATTCCAGTGGCGTCTATTGCACCGCGAGAACTGGAAGAAAGCGCACGGCGCATATCCGGCTCGAGGAACTGCGCTGATATTTAAGGACGGCAATAAACAGAACTGCGACATAAGCAACTTGCAGGTACTGACGCGCGCGGAGTTGATGGACCGAAATACCGTGCACAACCTGCCGGAAGAGATCAAGGACGTAATTCGACTTAACGGCGTTTTAAGGAGAAAGATCCATGGCAAATAACATCACAGAATTGCGCACACACTTATTCGAGACCATAGCGGCGCTCAAGGACAAAGATAAACCGATGGAGATAGAACGAGCCAAGGCAATCTCTGACGTCGCTCAAGTCATTATCAATAGCGCAAAGGCCGAGGTCGACTACATCAAGGCAACCGGGGGTGTTATTGAAAGCGACTTTCTTGGAAATGAGACCAAGAACAAAGCTGTGCCGGGCTTAACCGTTCACCGAATCAAAGGCTAGGATCATGAGCGTAGAGGGTTACGGCAGGCTAGACGTGCCGAAGATCGTTGTTCGTCCGTTGCAAGACAGCGAGGGACTGCCGTTCTATTCCACCGAGCAGTTGCTGTTTGGTGTATGCCATATCGTACCCTCACCCGAGGAGAGGGTGGGAAAGGTCCGCGCTATTAATAAGGCGCAGCAGGAGTCCCAGGATAGGTTTGCAGCAAATCAAAATGCGATCTGGTCCGCGTTAGAAACACAAGGGATTTGCAAGGTAGCAACCACTTACGGATTTGATACCCGAACACTGAAAAGACTATTGGGAGCGAAAAGTGAGTGAATGGAGATTAGAGGCCGCACCATCGCCAGAGGCTGATCTGAGTCATGCTGAGCGTGACGAGATAATGGATAACCTAGAGCTTTTTATGTTTTGGGCTAGGAACACCGTGCCTTACGAAAGCCAAAGTCTTATCTACCCAGGAAGCTCTAGGCAGGCGCCGTATTTCGAAAGTTCTTTTTTGCAAGCTGCATGGAGCTTGCTTTACCCCACGCCACTGCACAAGGGTTGACGTTCACGAATGTAGATCAGATTCCGTTATCTCTCGATGAACCTCTACACCAACCCTTAAAGGAGCATACCAATGAAACAAGAACAACAGGAACTCATCGAGGCAGTTCGGCGCATCCTTCCAATGCTTAATCGAATCTGGCCCATTTTTGGCGACAGGACTCTATTAAACAAACTCACTGAGGCATTCATCAAAGCTACCTCGCCCGATAACGACTCGCAAAACAAGACTGGATAAGGAAAAATCGTGCTGAAAATTAAACTACTCCACCCTGATGCGAAGGTTCCGACTCGCGCTAATGCGACTGATGCGGGGTTGGATTTGTATGCTCTGTCCGACAATGATCTGCCGGGGTTTGATCGATGTATGGCGCGTACCGGTATATCAATATCAATACCCAAAGGCTACGTCGCGCGCGTTCTCCCTCGTTCCGGACTCGCGGTAAAGAGAGGAATTCATGTTATGGCCGGAGTCGTTGACTCGTCTTATAGGGGTGAAATAATGGTCGTTTTGTTCAACTCCGAAGTCGCGCCTTTCCATTACAGCGCGGGCGACCGCATCGCCCAGCTCGTTATCCAAAAGGTCGAACTCTGGACTCCGCAAGTAGTGGACGAATTGGACGAGACTGAACGTGGCGAGAATGGATTTGGAAGCTCTGGTGCGTAATGGGCAAATCCTACCTCGCCGGGCCGCCCGCTGACTGGATACATCCGGACGATCATAAGCCGCCACCTGCTAAGAAGATCCGGATTTATACGAGCACAGGCATTGAGATACACGGTCACTGGTCTGATACGCCGCTGTACGTTCTGTGGATGCCGATGACCAAAGTGAAGCCTGAGATGAAGGAAAGGCTGAGAAGAGAGGGGAAGTTGTGAAGACGCTCGATGTAAACCAGATCGCCGAACTATTGCACAAGACGGTTAAGACCATCCACAACGATCTAAAGCGTCGTCCGTACTGCATCCCGCCAAGGCTTAATATACCGGGTAAGCTGCTTTGGCTCGAAGCCGATGTTGAGGAATGGTTCGAAAAGAAACGGCAGAAGCCGAAAGGAAGGCCGCGTGAACATGATAGAATCGCGGCTTGATTTAGACGAACTCCGTCATTTTTTCCGTCAAATCCTTGGAGAAGCGCATGAATAAAGGGTCGGGGAGTCCTCTTCTGGGCACCACGGCACTATCTCTCAAACCCTTGTAATTCGCCGTTCTCCGCGTGTTTACTGGCTTTCAGCCAGTCCGTCAACGTCACTTCCATTCACTAAAATTACCCAAAATACCCTATATTTGCTACCCTATTCCGTCATTTTTCCGTCAAGGATTCCGTCATGGCGTACATCAGGAAGAGGGGCAAAGGGTACTACGTCGAGATAAGAAAACTTGGCGTAGAAAAGAACGCCACGTTCGACAGTAAAACGGAAGCCGCGAAATGGGCAGCCGATACTGAAGCTTTAATTGTAGCAGGGAAGGCGAGCGGCATTCCAGATATTACGTTCGGGCAACTACTAAAGCGCTATTGCGACGAGGTAACGGTCAAGAAACGCGGGAAGAAATGGGAAGAGACGCGCATTAAGCTTGTGCAGCGCGATGATTTGGCAAAGGTAAAACTGGCAATCCTCGACCAGCGTCACTTTGGAGAGTGGCGGGACAGGCGGCTTGAGTCGGTATCCGCGGCTAGTGTCAGGAGGGAATGGAACATACTCTCCGCAGCGTGCTCTACAGCGGTCAATGAGTGGAAGCTGATACCATCGCACCCGATGAAAGGAGTTAAGCGCCCAGAGGCTCCGCAGGCGCGAGACAGACGCATCAGCCAGAAAGAGATAGACGCGCTACTGTATGCGCTGGGCTATGACGGAAATACTCCGTCAACTATTACGGCACGAGTCGGGGCGGCTTTTCTCTTTGCGATTGAAACCGGGATGCGAGCGGGAGAGATTGCCGGTCTGAAGTGGGACAAGGTATTTCTTGAGAAGAGCTACCTGAAAACCTCTGGTAAGACGCGAGCAGCGTACCGAGACGTTCCGTTGTCTCCTGCGGCGATCAGAATCCTCAAGAGCCTGGATGCGAGCGGAGAAACGGTATTCTGCCTCAACACCCAGCAGATCGACGCACTGTTCAGGAAGGCGAAGGCCAAAGCGCTAGTTGATGATCTGCATTTCCATGATACCCGTCATGAAGCCATAACTAGGTTAGCAAGCAAGCTCCATATTCTGGAACTTGCCCGCGCGATAGGCCACAAGGATCTGCGGATGTTGCAGATTTATTTTAATTCAACAGCAGAAGACGTCGCCAAGAAGTTGGACTAAGAATTACATCCGCGCAGAGCCGCACGAAGTTTTATTTCACAACTCCACCTCTCCTCTATTTCTGCCCTCAATGCCCTGTTGATTGTAACCGGACTATCACTCGGACTTACGCGATCCACAGCGTAACTATCCTTGCACTCATCGGGTAGCTTCACTTCGCACGGAACCGGTACGAGCTTTTCTATTACTTGCGTGCTTACTGTGGGTTTAGTGGCGCACCCCGCAATTAACAAGGCCGCGGCGCCCGCAGCAATCAATTCCGCATACTTGTGCTGCCTTTTCTTTTCTTGTGTCGCTAAGCCGATCATTCTCAGTTTCTCCTTTGTCTCGTCGGAGTGCTTATATCCCGCGTTCGACGCCCTGGCTTTTTCAATGGCATCCGCAGAACGTTTCTTGCCTTTTCGCGCAGCGGCCATTTTTGCCCTTGTTTCGGCTGAGCAAACCTTTCCACGCTGAGCTGCCGCAATTTTCGCCTTCGTTTCTGGCGAACACCTAGCGCGTTCCATAGCCCTTGAGGCTATGGATATTTTTGCCCGCGTTTCTGCTGACTGCTTTGATCCGCGTTTCGCGGCAGCTAATTTCTCAATCCATTCAACGGAACGCGGAGGACGCTGTATCCCGCGCAATCGATTCCCGACAGCCTCGCCAGCGAGTCTACGAAGCCATCCGTAAGCTTTGTTGCCAGTGCATTGCCTGGCCATCCTGACTGCGGCAACCACAAGCCCCGGCACACCAGGATACATTTTCACTAGCAACTGATGAGCCACGTAATGCTCTTCGGCAGTTAACGACACGATATTCGTTTTTGCGTTATCCCCGCCCATACACTTCGGGATAACGTGATGCCGTTCTCGGTATCCAGTAAGAACGCGGGAGCGCGCCCGCTCAACCAGCCTTATATAATGATTTTCGTAATTCATTAGATAACAATCATCTCGTCGAGAATTAATCTAAATAGCATCTCTATTATACTCCTATGGTATAATTACAACGAGCTTAGCTCATGAGGTCGTAGCAGTTTGCGGCCGCCCATCCCTGAACCAGAGCCGGTCAGCAGAGTCGGAGTTCTCGTAGGGATAGTTACCCCCTCATTCGTTTCGATGGATGAGTGCAAGGCGATTTCCGAAAGGGAGTCGCCTTTGCTTTAGGCTTACTGGCACATCCGGCCAGAGCCAGACTAAGAATCAGCGCGATTGCTTTTTGCATACTTGCTCCTGTGATATAATTCTCTTGTCTGCGAAAAGACAAGTTGTAGTTAAAAGCCCACTGTTATCAGCAGCGGGCTTTTTTTATTCAGCAATCCGCCGAGCAGTCACGTACTCAATCTGCTCCTTTACGATTGCTTCACATTGATTCGCAGCGGGAATGACCGGCGCGGCCTTGATGGTGACAGCCGTTTTGGAATGCTTCGCGGCTAACACCTCGGCCTGACTCATCGCGTTCCGTGCCGCCTCTTCGCGCTTACCCACGGCCTCAGTGATCTGCTTTATCCCGGTTCGCACCGATTCAATATCTGTCTCGCAGCGCTGATTCGCGGCAGACTTCACAGCGTTGTCAGACTGAAGCCGCGCTATCTCGGCTCCGTCCTTCCAGTCTTTGATAGACCAACCGCCAGCAAAGCCGGCAATGAATATGACTGCCGCGATTATTGCGGCAACTGCTGGGCTGATCATTATTTCACCACCGTAACGTTAACTGTTGCCGTTGAGGAATTGCCGGCCGCGTCCTTCGCAATTACCTTTATCACGTGCCCGCCTGATACATTCTTAGGCTTGGTATTCCAACTCGCGCTGAGAGTCGTGCCGGTTCCGCTTGCCTTGGCTACGCCGTCAACATAGATCGTCTGCGTGATACCTGAAGCCGGACCGTTATCTGACGCGTTCGTCGTGATCGTGACGTTGCCCGACACATTACCTGCGATCGGATTAACAATTTTCACAACAGGCGGCGTCGTATCTTTGGCAATCTGAACCGTCCCGTTCGACACGGTAACCGCTACCGGTTCGGATGCGTCAACGTTGCCAGCAGCGTCGTAAGCGTAGGCAACGAGATTGGCTGTTCCATTTGGCGCGCCGGTTGAGTCCCACGTGAAAGCGAAAGGTGCCGCGTTGTCTATCGCAACCACTGTATTGTTTACCCACAACTCGACGCGGCTCACACCGACGTTATCCGTTGCGGATACATTAACCGGGACCAGACCGGATACAGTGTCTCCAACATATGGAGATGTGATCGAGGCAACCGGAGATTGAATATCGAGCGTAGGCGTAGCAGAGATAACGGACTGAACCGCGGCAGCCGCATTGACCCTGCCCCATCCATAGTAAATATCTCGCCCCATATCGCCCAGATCAGTCGCGCTGGAGAATAGGCGCTTCTCTATGTCGGTATTTGGTAGGCCAGGGTTCGCCGCCATCATTAGCGCAATAACACCGGCTGTTACCGGACTGGCAAACGATGTACCGGAAACTGATCCGTAACCCCCACCGACCGAAGTAGTCAGAATGCCCGCACCGGGAGCTGCCACTGAAACGAAACTTCCGTAGCTCGACCAGCTTGTTTTGAAGTCGTTGCCGTCTGTAGCAGATACCGCAATCAGGGTTGTGGTCGGCGTATAGCCCTGATCAATACCATTATTCCCCGCGGCAACAACCACCAGCCCGCCTTTGCTCTTCATATACTGCGATGCGTTCTGAATGCTTGCGCTTCCTGCTACGCTGTTGAAACTGACGTTCGCAACTCGAACACCGTGATCTGCTGCCCACGTGATAGCAGAGGCAATCGTCGAGATATTGGCTGAGCCACTGGTAGCAGACACACGCAACGGCATTATTCTCGACTGTCCCGCGACACCCGATACACCGACTCCGTTATTCGTGATTGCTGAGGCCGTGCCAGCCACCTTCGTGCCATGACCGAATACGTCAGAGGTTATCGAGTTGTTGTCGTAGAAGTTCCAACCGGGAACCATGCGCGAGGCGAGATCTGGATGTGAGCCGTCAACGCCTGAGTCCAAAATAGCAACCGTTACCCCTGCGCCTAGCGAACTGTCCCACGCGGACGGTGCGCTGATTTTAGGAAGATGCCAGGCGCTGAGATAATTCGGATCGTTGGGCACAAACTCAGGTGAGACGAGATAATCCAGTTCAGCCGATTTGATGTGCGGATTATGTTCGAGTCGCGCAACGACGCCGCGCTCTGATCCGTGTGGAATGTCCACAATATACAGATCGCTTTGACCTATCTTTCGACCGTTGCCGCGATGGTCATTAAATATTTTCTTAAGGTCCGACTCAGGTAGTCCGGCACGTGGTAAAACGATGATCCGGCCCTCTGCGAACTGTTCCGGCTTGGCGTAGGCTGCGTCGGAAAGCAGGCATGCGCATACGAATGCTAAGAGCATTATTTTCATTTATTCTTGTCCTTATCAGGGTATTGCTGGGGGGATTTAAATCGATTGTAGGGCTTGTACGATTGCCTACTATTTAGGCAAATTCGTTACTTTGTGATCCACACTTTGTAAGGCGCCCTGCCGGGCTTATAGCGCCAGTAAAATACCGCTTTAGCACCGGCCGCCACCATTTGCTGATGCAGAGAGCGACGTTGCGGGATGGTTAGCGTCAGCCCGTGTGCAATCTTCGCCTCGAAGATTCCTGGCTCGACTTGCACCACCGCGAACGCGTCTTTGAATGGCGCGTACTCACCGAACACAGCCGGCTCGTCGTGAGCACGAACGAAGCCAACAGACCATTCGATAGTGACGCAGCCAGAATCACTCATGCCGCTACCTTGCATTCAGTAAGGTACAGTTCGGCTTCCGCTGCTCTGCGACGAATCAGCCCATTCACTACCTTGCCGCCTGACCTTCGCCAATTAGCAAACGCTGCAGCTGCTTTCTTAAAGTCGCGCTGGTTGTGATACTTCAGGACTTCGCTTTTCTGGAATGCCCCGCGTCCAATGTTCCATGACAGACAGACCATTGCGGCAAATTGGTTTTCGTTCGGCGTGACAGAACAAGCCGATTCCACCGTGCGCTCATAGTCCCGGATCTCTTCGGCTAGGCGAGCGTTACCCTCTTGCTCGGTCATACGGTCGCCTTCCTTCACGCCTTTGGTAAAGCCCCAGCCGATAGTCCAGACCTTACCCATGCCATCCCAATAGGCCTTTTCCTCGAATCCCTTGCCCGCCTCGAAATGCTTGAGCAGGGCTATCCCCGCTTGGTTTGTAAACATTCTTTTAAAGTCCAGTGAGCAATGTAAGAAAAAGGCTTATTTCTTTGAAAGCCGATCATTTGCTTTCCAACTCGATCAGCAGATCAATAAAGTGTCGCGCCTTCTCGAGATCCTTGATGCCGCCCTTGTCTCTCCATCGCGTGACGTACTTGATCACACTGCCTTCAGCGAACGGGATATTGTTCGCATGGATAAACTCGATCGGCTGAATCTTCAGTTTCTTGTAATGGCTGCCAGCGACTTGCACATCAAGCGCCGAGTCTGTAATGGGCTTGTGCGTCTGCTCGTAAGCCTCTTCCATTGATTGCGTCATGCTGCCCTCACGTATTTAGTCTGCCGGCCGCTTTCGCTCTGCGTGCCACGCATCCATGTTTTGCAGTCCATGCACTGATACCTTCTGTACTGATAAGTCATGCCGCCGCCCAGCCCTCTGCTTTGGATATTCGAGCCGCCGCAGGTCGGGCATTGCTCTTTGTCTGCCACGTATGTCGCCGGGTTTGGATGCCCTTTAATCCACGGTCTGACTTCCATGTACAATTTCTCAAGCTCTACAACATCGCCAATGTTGTACTTTTTCATGGTTGCCCAAGATTCCTTGTTATTGTTCAGGCAGCCGTGCCATGTCTCCATCCCGCCAGGATTGCCCTTCTCACCTAACTCCAGTTCCCCCAAGATGTATCCCAATTTGTTGCTTGGAAACTTGAAGTTCTGGCGCATCGTTTGCAGCAAATCGACTTGCTTGAATGGACTTGGTGGGGAAAACTTGTGCTTGATAAATTCTTTGTTCAGATGCTTGATGTCGAAAGATTTGCCGTTGTAATGGATTACGAAGTCGGCTTGGTCGAGCAGTTTGTGGATGCGCCCTAACATCTGGAGCGGCTTCCTGTTCTGCAAGCTACCGAATAGAACTTCTTCTTCGCCTAACCACTTGGCGGCCCAGCACAGCACTTTCGACGGATGAAGTATTTGATTGGTGGAAATGTTTTGATTGAATAAGCCCCACGAATAAACGATGTTGGGAGATGTCTCTATATCCAACAGGAGCGCCTTCAATCACTCCACCGGCTCAGTAGTTACGGTGCGTCTCCAGCCGTTCCAGGTGTTTATTGCGACGATCATGAGCGCGTAACCCCATGTCGGCATAAACTCGCGCAGCACGTCGGACGACATCTCTATGCCGAACATGATCGCGCCGACAATGCCGGAAATCGTATTGACTACTATGGTCTGTGATTCCGTTTTAGCCTTCGCCATTTCGCTTCAGCGCCCCCTCTTGTTTTTCATGGTCTTCCCGGCAGTATTGATTGCAATAGGCCCGCTGAACCGGTTGAACAGGATCGTTGCAACTCAGGCAATAGCCATGACTCCGCTCAACTGGCTTTCTCTTGCTTAATGCGGCAGCAGTAAAAAGCCGCGTGACTTCCGCGGCCTTATCTATCTCGTCCATCAGTGGCGATTCTCAAGGATGCGGTCAATACGGCTGTGGGCCTCAACAGCAGACTTCTCGGCGTGCTCGATTCGGATATGCATACCCTTAATGTCCGCTCTGATCCCGCCCCATATTGCCGCTCCAGCGATAACTTGCCCGGCAACCCACATCCAGATGTTTATGTCTCCGGGCATGGCGGCACCTAGAAGTAAACGGCAGCCAGGAATACGCCGCCGGCCGCGCCCAGGATCGCCCAGGTGAAGCGTGACGCGACGAGCCACTTAGCTGCAGACGTAACCCATGAATCAGCCTTCGCGTCAGCAACGGCGTTTGCTTTCACAGCCTGCGCAGCTGCATAGTCCTTGGCTTGCTGTACTCTTTCTTCCAACATTTTCCTTCTCCTGTAAAAAGTGATTCCGTTCATAGTGCGTAAAAAACTACCGTGAAAATTGTGCAAGCCAACCCAGCGCATACCGTGTCGGCCCGGCCTATCGCGCGCCAATCCCAATCCTTTTGCTCAAGCTCGCGCAGGACGAAATAAGTCATCGCAAGAAGCGCAGCGCTCCAGACTGGAACAGGGAAAACGAAACCGGCCATCAGGATTGCGACATACGCGCCATGCCCGAACTGCTCAGCTATTTCGAGCAGCGCAGACTTGCCGGGCTTGAGCGCGAAGAGGGGCATAAAAAAAGCCGCTCGAAAGCGGCTTGTGTGATTGAGTCAGGCTAAATAATTACGACGCCACCGGTAGTCCAGTAAGCGACACGGCCATCGGTGAACTTGCTCGCGTTGAGCATCGTGCCGCTCATCAGCAAAGTGCGGAGCGTTTCGCGATACGTGACCACGTCAGACCGCCCATAGAAGCCCATAGTCCCGTGATCGTATTGGTAATAGATCGTACGGGCGATCCCCTTGGCAGCCATCGTAATCATCATGCGAGCCATCAGGATCGTGGCTTGCGAGTCGGTCAGCGTTGACGCGTCGCCACCGATGGGCGCTGACTCCGTATCCCAAGTTTCCTTAGAGGTGACGGCCGCTGTAGTCTTGGCAGCATTGATCCGGTCGATAATACCTGCCAAGTCTTTAACTTGGTTAACTGAGGGCAGGTAGAGATGGACGGCGATGATGTCGACCCAATCTTTCATGGTCCCTGCTGCACCGTCACTGGCCGCCATCATGTCAGTGAAGTATGTCTCTGACGCGCCAGCAGCAGTCGCAATCCAACCTTGGATAGAAGGTGAAATTATCTTTGCCGTCGGGTCAATCGCTTTAATGATCTGATTCGCGCGCCGCACCATTTGGGCTAGAATAGTTTTTGTGCCGCTGTAGAATCCCGTCAGGTTGACTTCATTCCCAACCTCGTAGTATTTGATTTTGCCCAAATACCGAGTGGCGATAGTCGTGCAATAGTTATCCCACTTTGCAAGATCGGCCGGCTCCGCAGCCATGCCATAATTGCCAAAACTCCCTACGCCGTACGTCCCGTACGCGTAGGCACTCGTCTCTGATGGCCGAGCCGATGCCCACGCAGGAGTCCCGAACAGGGTAAAAATAATATCTCGGCCTGCAGCGTAATGAGCATCCACCCACTGGTCGAGCTCTGTCCAGTCGTACAAACCCTCGGCATATTCAATTTTCTGCCAACGGCCTTTACCGTTTGCGATGTCGTGTGATCTAACAGTGCTGGCTGTGACGCCACTCAGCGTGTCGTTCGCTCGATCTTTAACACTCATGCCAAAGAAACTGGCCGGCATCGTTATCGGCGAAGTCGTCAGGGAACTGATCGGAAAGTTCGGAATTGCCAGCACGTCAGCGCCGAGTGAGGCAAAGTCAGCGTCCAGCATGAACGTCATGTTGGCGCCGCCGTCGTAGTGCGCAGCGTAATACTTCGTTGGGTAGGTGGCGCTTTTCAGGACGCCGCCTACGCTCGTCACTGCGTACTGTGTCATGCTATTCCTGGGTAGTGAATAATTGAATAACCGCGCAGCGTGATGGTCTGAGACAATGCAGGCGACCCCCACTTCACCCTGAACTCAATCGTTTGGCTGTACGACGTGTCGATCGTGGTGCTGACGCGCGCATTCGTCGATGCGGCATAACTGGAGCCGTTAAATATCCCTTGCAACCCCAGGCTGCCGAGGTTCTGAATCTCGATCAGGAACTTGTTCTCTATAGTCGTGGTTAGCGGAATGCCTGATATTTCAGAGCCACCAAACGTGATTGAGACTGTCTTTGTTCCGGTCGTCATCAATCCCCATTCTGCGACTATCGAAATCTTGCTGTTTGCCCCCATAATGATGCCGGTCGAGACCGATGCAAGTACCATATATGTCTGGTCGTCGGCTGTGTTATCAGATAACCGAGTAACCGGGATGTATGACTGCCAGATATACTGCGGCGCGATATTGACGGCGCCCTCGATGGCGTCTAGGTTCCCGTCATCTTCAGCAAACGAACGGGGCCGCCCGAGCGAAGCCCGTCTGATCAGTTCAACTGCCATTACAGCGTCGCTCCGAGCGTGAATAGTTCGTCGAGCTGCGATTCGGTAAGAGGCAAAGCAGCGGCCATTGACGCAACCAAAGGATGATCACGACGCACCTCAGTCGCATAGTTCCAGTCGATCCGCGCCTTATCGCCATCCGTGCCTGGTATGGAAGCGATGAGCGCGTCGACTTGCGATAGATAGCCGGACTGGTAAAGCGCGCGACGACCCTGACGAATAGAGAGGACGGATGGGATTGCAGGAGGCAGCACACGCAAGGCGTCTGCCTGCTCTGCGGTGATAGGGGTCAGGCCGGGTTTAATGTATGCGTCTTGCGATCCGTCAGATTCAAACGCGAACACCTCATTACTGGCATTTTTGTAATATTTCATGCTTACCTCAGTTCATACCATTGTTGAAGAGTGGCTGTGCCGCCGCTTGCCGTGACGGCATAAGTCGCGCCCGCAGGAATGATGATTCCGACGCTGAGGAAAACTGTCCCTGCGTTCTCGCCAGTGCCGTGTATCAGGGCACCGTTTATCGTGATGCGGATGGCTGCCGCTACCGTTGAGGTAATGGAGACGTTGACCGCTATTGCCCGACCGGTCGAGTTGGTATAGGTGGTCGTGATGGCGCGTGACGCGGTTAAGTCCTGCCACGTCTGCCCCAGCCCAAGCACTACCGCGCCGAGGTTGTCTGGGGTAACGCATCGGGTCGCGTCGGTTCCGGCCTGCGCTTCCGCGTCTGTTGCCAGTTCCACAACGCCAGTCGCGGTAGTGCTTGCTGCCTGTTTCAGATTCGAGAAAGCGGTTGCCGCCGTGCTTGCCCCGGTTCCGCCGTCTGCAATGGCAAGGTCTGTAATGCCGGTTATCGAGCCTGATGTGATAGCCGCTACGCCTGATACCGCGCCGCCGCCGAGAGTCACAAGTTGCCAGCCGTCGAACGTGCCGCTGGTTGACGCGATAGGCCATGCGGCCATTACTTCATTTGCCGTGGTTGTATAACTTGCCCCGCCAGGACAGCGCAGAGTCGTCGAGTTATGCGTGAATATCAGCGCACCTGACATCCTGATAAAGATCGGCCCGCGGTAATTCGTGCCGAACGAGCTGATCGTATTTGTGCCAGTGATCCGAAGCTTGGTCGAGAGCTGGCCGCCTATGTCCGTTGTCGCAGACGAGGCAAGGTCGCGCTCAGCGGCTTGCGTCGCCTCATTCAGAGCATCCCAGAGTTGAGCGAAACCAGCCCGCGCCGTCGTGTTGCTCGGATTAGGATAGGTATCGGAAATAGCCGTTTTTAACGGAAGCATCGTCATGTCTTAGTAACCTCCAATTTGAGCGTCTACCTTCGCGCCCGATACGGCGACGCCTGCATCGTTAAAAGCGCGCACTACCTGAGCCATAGGATTTGTTTTATCGATTGTTAACATCGTTGCTCCGCTTGCCCCGGGTTGCATCGCGCCGAACGATATGAACTTGATCGAGGTGAAATTTTTCGTGTAAGGAACGACCGTTCCGGAAGCGCTGATGAGCAGATCAGTGACTGACTCAACCATGTCCGGCGCGTCTATGGTCAGAACCATATTGCTGATCTTGCCCGGTGCGCTGCCTGACCCTATCGTGACCCTGAATTGATAGTCGCCAGCACGCGCAACGATGCTGCCCGGCCACGACTTCCATGCACCGGTAGTCGCACCGTAGAATGATGCTGAGCCGGTATCAAGGAACGCTTCACCGTCAACCGTGGCGAACGAGTTAATGTCGAGCGGGTCAAAATCGTCGCCAATGACAGCGTAGGAATTCGGATCGCTCGGATTAAAATCATCCGATACAGCGTCGAATGCATCTGCGCTCGGCGGGTATAAAGAAACGGAATCTGCTGAGTAGAACGGCTCATCATCCGGGCCGTAGAATGAGCCTGAGTTCGCTAGCCGGTACTCGATTGACACATCCGTCCCGGTCGTAGTTAGCGCCAGCGTCATGTTCGAGCCGGCCAGTACCTGAGCAACGTTTACCGTATCGGACGTGTAAACCATCTGCCCGAAACCGAGCGACGGCTTATAGAACGAGGCCGAGTCTAGGCCGTACAGAGATTGCGCGTCATCTCCATAGAATGAGTCAGCCGCGTTCGCTACCAGCTCAGAGCCGACAATCGTGCAGTTCGTTAGCGTTCCAGCAAATGTCGGATGGAAGCTATGCGTCTCAAGTACGTTCGCAACAGGCGCATCGCCCAAGTCCGTATAGATAACCGCGGCGCTTACCGATTCGTTACCGGACGTATCAATCGCTTTGCCGAGGATCGTGATCGATCCGTATGGCATGGAAAGGAGGTTATAAGGCGAGTCGGTTACTATCCCTGTATGCAGCGGTATCGCCGTACCCCAATCCAGATTTGCGCCGAAGTGATACCTAAAAACGTAGCCAGCCAGATCGCGGTCGGTTACTTCTGTCCAACTCAGGATCGAGCCGTCAATCGACAAATCCTCGAGGTCAGCAGGTGGCTCGCTCTTACCTACGACTTGATGTAGGTCGGCGTAGGTCCAGTCGGCGCGGACATTGAAATATGGGTTCCAAGCCCGAGCCCGAACGATGTACCACGCCAAATCCTCGACCGGTGAGAGATAAACCCCCGTCTCGTCGCTCGATGCCGTAGTCTTGCGCCAGACAGTCTCCGAATCACGCTTCCACTCGATCTCGACGTAACCGCCATTTAATGCAGCAGTACCCCACGTCACCAAGATGCGGGATATAACAGTCCCGTCTTGTTGAATCAGCAGCGCGTCGGTTCCTGAGTCAAGCGTAACGAAACTAAGCTGCGCGAGTACGAACGGATTGGGTAAGTCTGTATTCGGCGTATCGTCGATATTGACGGTATCGGCCAAATCCCAAATGCTTGCCGCGTCTTCCTTCATCGTCAGTTCGATTGACGAGTCCGGCGAATACTTCTTGTCTGTTACGCGATAGACCTTATCGGTCTGCCCCAGGAAGGCGCTGGTGAGCGTTACGCGATCCCCGACGTGTATGTCCCACGCCTTTAAACTGAACTGAGCCTTGACCGTGAAACCGTTGCGCTGATCCTCTACGAGAATGCGAGCGAGGTTATGGACGCGCTGAGCTGTATCGGTAAAAGGAAAATTGATGTCAGCGTACTTATCCTTGCCGTCTGACTCGGCATAGGTCGCGTTTTGATATGGCGCGTAATCGGTCGCAACGTAGAGATTCGCTGCTGTGATGTTCTGCCCACGCACGCCATTGATCAGGTCAGCGTCGGATATGCCTGGAGTTACCGCGAGCGATCCGACGATGTCTTTTTGCTCGAGTGACGCTACCGGCGCGACGTACTTGCCTGCGAATATTTCCCAAGTTGTTGAGACGATACCGCCAGCCATGCAGTCTGCAATAGCTTCGAGCACGTTGGCCTGATCCTGATCGGCTGTTACCGTCCCGTTGCAGGTATACAGCGCCCCAAATGATTGCGATTCGTCGCAGACGATCGCCGCGGCAATAAAGTGAGCCAACGGCAGATCGTCGGCGTCCACCCCGCACATTTCCGAGGTCAGATAATCGTAGGCAACTAGCGCTGGGTTATCGCTCCACGCCGTTAAGCCCGTGCGCGGATCGTAGAGCTTGCGCCCCTTCATCAGAACGTTTATTTCGGGCAACCCGCCCTGAAACTCTGCCTGCCTTAAGTCGAGCCGGATTACGGTATACGTGAAGCCGCTGAGCGTTGCAGTCGACGGCCATTTGGCCGGAACCTCAGACATGAGCGATGCATCGGCGGTCTGCCCCGGCGTACCTAGATGCTTCTTAACGCGAACCTGGCTTGTGTTGTTGGTGTACTGATAAGTAACGCGATACTCACTGACGCGAACAGTCCCGATAGGAACCGACGAAACAGGCGCGCCAGTAACCGTGATCGTGTTACCGACTCTGGTATAAGTTACCTCACCACTTACCGGGCCGTAGGGCAGCGGAAACTCGCCAGACCAAAGCGCGCCCCACGCAATGACCTTGACCGCGCTGCTCGGCGTATGCGCAAGGGTGAAGGGCGATGTAGCAAACGTCTCGGTTATGTTTTCCGTGCGCGCGGAATAGTATTCTCCGCTCGTAACGAAGCCGTCAGCGTCAAGCGTGCCGAGCGCTTTGCCATTGATGTAAACCTCGTCAATGGATTCCGACTCACCCGCGGCATGGACACAAACGAGATGGCGGTATTCGTCGTTCGGGCCGCTAGTGAACATCGCGACGATAGCTGAGCCGACCTTAGAGCGTCCGTAAACATGGACATGCGGCGCCTCAGTTGCAATGCGCGTGACGGTGCGCTCTTGCAGCGAGTTGAGGAAATCTTCACGGGCCTTGGCTGCCGCGCGCTTGGCTTTCTTCGCCGCTTTCCTTTGCTGGACCGCGCCGAAGACGGTTGTGCCAATAGTGATCGCGATGGACGCAATCGTTATGACGCCGCTGATCGTGGTCGCCGTGGCCAACGTAACGCCAAGCAGCCCGACTAGAAACGCGGGAGGCATGGCGTATGCGGAGCACGGAAACAGCAGAAGTACTAGCAGCGCCAAGCGCATTCAGCCCTCACTCGATCCTTGTATACCAACCCATCCATGCCAGCAGCCACGACGTGCCTACCTGAGAATAGGCTTGCAACCCCGTCGATAATCGTGAGGTCGCCGTCTTGAGCCATATTTGGATTGATGCGAGTTAGGTTTTCATCGAACAAAAAAAAGAGCCCGGAGAGGGCTCTTAATTTCTTGCTTGCTTGTCTGGCTGTTCGCCAGGGACGGTGCTCTGCTAGATAATCCCGTCCGGTTTTGATCTGCACCCAACCCACGGCGAACGTGCAGCAGTCGTGCTCGCCCCATTCAAACGGGCGATTAATATGTTCAGTAATATAGGTAGCGAGATCAACCTTTCTTAACCCACTCGTAGCCTTTGTCATTCATGCAAGCCAAAGTGTGTTTTTCAACCAACATCCACCACGGCTCGCTCCATGAATGCCCGTAAGATTCATCCGTAGCTTTCCTTTTTGCCACTTCTCGACACTGCTCGCGGGCTGCTGTGTAATCCGCTTTAACCCCGCCGCGCGTATACTCTCCATGGTACGGAGCAGTAGAGCAGCCAGTTAGCACAGCCGCAAATAGAACGCCAATCAGTTTCATATCCCACTCCTAGAAATAGCAGGATATGATTATATGCAATTGTTCAGTTTATGCTACGTTGAAATTTCTTACTAAGCCACACTTGAGGATTGGCGATCAAGTCAGTCAAGTAATCGAAGCCGGTATCTGTCGGGTATCTCTTCTTTTGCTGTGCGGCGTTCAATCTCATTGCGGGCGCCCTCTTTAACCCGTAGGCGCTCGTTTCGCACTTCAGCTTGACGCTCCCCTCTTGCCCCTCGATCCCGATTGCCATCATATCCATATAGCCGCGCCAGCAAAGCTGAGGCGTTCCGACCATAACGAAGGATTCGTCCAAAGGCGCAAAATACAACTTTGCTGCCCTTCCCCGGTACTCTTCAACGTCGCCCACGGCCAGCGCAAGGTAAGACGCCTGGGCCAGGTTTAACGTGAACTCTAACGACTTTGACTCAACTCCTTCCGATTCTTCGAGAGGGCTTATTGAACCAATGCTGCCCAGACCCAGCCAGTCTTGGTTATTCCAGTTTATTGTCTGATTGGCGGAGCAGATATATTGCGTACCGCTCAGGAATTGAAGCTCGATAAAATAAACTGTGCGCGTTACAGGCTTCTCAAGCTCGGCCTGCTGCCCGGCAGATAAGGTGGTCATATCGTGCAGCCTTTATGCATTTCTCTCTTGCGTTGCAGATACACCTGATGCGCTTCCTCTGGGCTTTTATACTGCCCGAGATAAAACACTTCTCCACTGAGCCTCAGTTGCGCTCTAAATGTTCCGCTTCTGGTTAATGTAACGCCAAGCACGCCTGTAGACTTTGCAGTTCTATTTGCCCGTATCCTGTTTTGGGAATTCTCGGCCAATCTCACATCTCTTAGATTCGCAATGCGATTGTTAAGCTTATTGCCATCGATGTGATCTATGACATGTTCCGGCCATTTGCCGTACATATAAAACCAAGCCAGTCTGTGAGCGGAGTGCCCATCATTGTTGATGCGTATCACATAATAGCCTTTGTGTGATACACACCCGGCCAATGTGCCGCACGTTTTTCTACGGTGCCTGTCAACTAACCAGACGAATTGACCAGTACTCGGATGGTAATAAAGGATTTCTTTTAGATACGCGTGCGTGAGTGTAGAATTGAGCCTGCTCATGGTCGTTTCCTCATAAACGATTATCGGGAAGTGGGTATCAGTGTCTCACCACTGATACCTGCGATTATAGCACAGCTAAACACGAAAATCTTCTATTAAATCAAGAACAAACCCATCAACCACTGCCGCTGAATAATTCCAGCCGTATTTCGAGTCAACGCGACGAAATAGAGCCTTTGGATGGTCCCAAGTTACGGACTCGCCAGAGAGGAACGCATTGCGCAGAGGTGGCTCGGTAGTAACAGAAATTACACCAGAGCCATCGCTTGTCGCATCTTCCACGACCATCACGACCTGTTGAGTCAGCAGCGAACCGATGCCAAGATAATCACCCTGCAGGAGCGTCTTGCCGTTCTGCCCGCTGGCAACTATCTCAAGGCTAGTTGCGCCTTGTGCCGCGCCAGAGTTTAGAGTCATTGTGCCGCGCATCGTGCCGAGCGGGACGGGACGGCCATGGTTCCATAGCTCCAGTTGCCGCGTCTTGCCGCGCAATGAGATGCCGAGCGCTTGCCAGCCGCCACCATTTGCCGCGAGCCCCGGCGCTCCCTCAAGCGTAACAGCCCACAGCGGACCAGAGCCTTCTACCGCTTGAGCACCGAAAGCAGAACGGAACTCAATATCGTTCCGTTGCTGAGCCCAGGTGCAACGCGCCACGCCAAGGGTAGAGGGAAACGTGATAACGCTCATATCAACCCTTGACGAGTAAGCCTGTCCGCAAAATCAGCGTTACCCTGCTTTACCGCGCGCGAGACTATTGCGTGTACCTCATTCCGATCCGTTCTTGAGTCGATCTGAATAACTGGCGCGTAGCTGACCGATACCGACTTGCCGCCACCGTTCAGAATATTCTTGGTCTGGTTCGCGTTGAATATGCGTGACGGTCCGGTTGCTTCCAGCTCAGGGCCATTCTCGCCGACCAGACGCAGCCCACCCATGTGCATCCCACCAGCGGCAAACTTCGGCACAGGCCAGAGCGATTGACCGAAAGTGGATGAGCCGAGTGCGCCAGCTTTCGGGCCTTTACCTAGCCCGCCCAGACTGCCGAGTATCGAGCCGAACATGGAAAGTATGCCGCCTGAACCGCTCTTGCCAAATATCTTTGATGATATATCTGCGGCTAGAGCATCGGCCGCCATCCGAAAGAGCATGTTTTTCCACTGCTCCGCGATGTTATCGAAATCGCCGCTGAGCACCTTAAATATGCCGTCGCCGAGATTGCGCTGCACATTCGTCTGAAAGCCAATCGCTGCGGCGCTCATCTTCTCGAAGCCGTCCGTCGTGGCTTTCTTCATATTGTCCGTAGACTGCGCCACGGCAAGGTCAAACGTTTTCTGATCGATAGCGCCTTTCTTCAGTAGCTCGCTATAACGCGCTACCTCTGCATTCATGCGAGCCATCGGGTCAACGCTGAACTTTAAGTTCTGACCTTCCTTCATCAGATTGTCGAGCGCAATCTGCCCGTCTTTCGCTATCTTTTCCTTATCCTTGTGTAGCTTGTTGAACGCCTCGAGCTCGACATCTATCTCATGTTGGAATATCTTTTCGCGTGCATCAGCAAGACGTTTCGCTTCGGCTTCGGCTGCTTTGGCCGCGGCTTTTGCTGAGTTGTCGCCTGACGAGTTGCCAAGGAAAGCGGATATGGATGACTTGGTAGGCGTCTTTGCGGAACCGGATGACTGAGCTACGGCGTCGGCTTTCTTGGTCAACGACTGGAGATACGATATTTTCTTTTCTACTGCGAATATCTGGTTATCAATCGTCTTGATGTCAGATACGCCACCACTCAACAGCGAGCCGAGCAGGGAATTGTTCAGTTTGTTGGCAAGGGTCGGAGCGGTTAACTCCTCGCGCATCTTCTTAAGCGATGCAACCTTGTCTTGCAGATTCGTGATTGTTGCGGCAGCGTTCGCCTCTTCCTGCTTCGATGCAGTAAAGAAGCTGAGTATGCCGCCAGAAGAGGATGACGCAGCCCGTAACTTATCCAGCACGCTATTCATCGCGGGCAATAGTTCGCCGGTCAGCGATACCGCGACACCAGCGAGCCTGGCTTTCATTGCCTCAAGTTCATCGTTGAACTTGTCGGCCTGTAGCGCCATTTCCTTTGTGACGCCGGCAGCCTTCTCGCCTTCTGTCACCATACGACCGATAGCAGCGCCGCCTTCTGATAGCAGGGGCGCCGTACCTTGCCATGACTTACCCAGAGCCTCAGCAGCGACTGCAGCCCGTTCCTGCGGGTCTTTGATCGATACGAATATATCTGCGAGTTGCTTGAACGCTTCGAGCGGATCCTTAGCGGTAACACCTAGCGCGCGGAACTTCTCCGCGTCCTTGCCCATGTTGACGGACAGTTTTGATACAGCAGCAGCAACGCTATCCAGATCAGCGCCGGACTGTTTTGCAGCAACGCCGAGGCCAGCCAAGGTATTAACGGCGAGCCCGGTTGTCTTGCTCAGGTCGTTAAGTTTGTCCAGGCCGTCGATGACAGACTTGCCGAACGCTACAACACCAGCAGCGGATAGGCCTACGCCGATGTTGGCCAGCGCGTCATTGATCGCCTTGCCAGAGCGCTGAGCTTTAGTCTGGAAACGAGTTAGATCATTGGTAGCTTTATCAACGCCCGCAGTAAACCGCGCCACATCTGCATTGAAATCAACTTTAACCCCTCTACTCATCTTATAACCCTAGTTTCCGAGCCAACAATTCAGCGGATGCTGTAGCCGTTCCAACAATCATATTTACCGCTGCTTCGCGTTTATCTATGAATGCCTGATCAATAAATTTGAGGCCGGGAACGTCAGTCTTACCGCGCTGCGTTACCCTTGAACTGCCGACAGAGCGCCTCGTCATTAAGAAGTGGGCTCTGTAGTTCTGCCGCCAATCGTTCGACTTGCCGCGAGTATTCCAGCCATCCTCTTGAAAGCGTCCATAGAACGGATCGCCCTTGCGCTTACGGATCGTGATCGTCACTCCGAGCAGCTTCGACTTTCTGCCGTTGTTGATCCGCGACCGCATAACCGTAATGCCGCGCTTCAATTTCCCGGTAGAGCCGCGAGGGGCATTGACGCGAGCTTGCTTAGCAATGATGGCCGCGCCAGCCCGTAGCGACTTATAGACTACGAAATCGCCCAACTTCTGCGAGTAACCATATAAGGCTTTTTGCGTCTCCTTCAGCCCGGTTATTGTTAACGTTTCGGCCATTCGAAATCTCGCATCGCTACCAACTGAACGAGCAGCGTTTCAATGTCTGTCACGCCGTACATTTCACAGAGAACAGGCAAGGCAGCGTAATCAATATGCCGCCCCGACATAATCCAAATCTTTACCGCTAATTGACACTCTTCGGGAGGATCGCCTGGTGGAAAGGGTTGCTTAAACTCTTCCAGCCAGGCCGCTATTTTTTTTCAGCTTCGCCTAGACTCTTGCGGTGCGAGATAAACTCATTTACTACCGCGTCTGTCAGTGGAGTCCAGAATTGCTCTTTATCGGCAACCCATTCAACGAACAGCGCTCTATCGAAATCGACGGGAGATGCGTCGCCGCCGGGAACCAAGTCCAACTCGGTGACACCGTCCCAACCTTCAACGAACCTCTCCATAATGTCCATCTGGAGAATTTCGCTCTTGCGCATCTCCGCGAATTCCCAATCCGTCGGGCGGCGAACGATGAAGGTTTTACCCTCCACCGTGACGCGGGTCTGACGCGCCTTACGGATGCGCTCGATTAAGCTACTCATTAAGGAATACCGTAGGTAGCCGCGCCGTTCATCGATACAGCAGCGGGCGACGTGGTAACGCCTTGCGAGCCGCCACCGGGCAGACCGGCATAGCCTACGGAGCCGTAGAACATGGCATAGCGACCATTAGGCCAAGTGATACGGAATCCCTTGCTGGTGCGAGTCGTGAAGGCGTTCAGCATAGCGATCTGCGCGGTGTCAGACGGATCCCACTGCATTGTCATGTTGTAGCTCATCGCGGTTGCGCCGACGACTTGCTGTTTATCTACTTTGTCCGAGACGGTCGTAGTATCGACAAACTTAATGTCACCACCGGAAGGTGAGAACTCTTGCACGCCGGGAATGGTTGTGCCGAGCGTTAACTTGGTGAACGTGCCGGAAGTGAATACGCCGAAGCTGGTCGTATCGATGCCGACCGAGCCGGTTGCGGTATTCTTGAGTTGGAATGTGTTCGTCGCTTTGTTGACAACAACGAACATGCGCTCATTGACTTCGATCATGCCGCTCGCGGTAATCAGCACGATGTCGCCATCAACCAGGGTATGCGCGGTTGCCGTGAATTCGCCCGGGCTGGCATTGGTTGCCGCGGAGATTGCCGTCTCTGTCCCGGCCGCACTTTGCATCGCAAGCGTCAGCCCCGAATTTGTGTAAATCGTCATCCTTATAACTCCTTAAATTAAAGTACCGGGAATACCTTCTAAAATTGCATAACCGACTGTGTACGAAAGAACTATCTGCCCAAAATAAACATCATCTTCGTCCGGCAAGACGTCGGTATTCGTCCGGGGAGGGGATAACGATTTAATGCCGGGTATCTGGGCGAGTAATGCTGGAAACGTCAGTTTTGTTTGTATCTCCGTGCCCATCGCATCAAACTGCTCTTCAATAGTGGCCATATCCCCATTGCCTGGTAGCCGCAGTCGCCCCTCAATTAAGAGGTCGCAAGCGAACAACTGAACGCTGGACGAATTGACGGAGGCCGCTACCGGATCATCCGATGGCGTATGCACCATCAGATACGGCCAAAGAACGCGATCGGGCTCCTTCCGCTGCTTAAGTACAGTTTTCCAGGCAATAGGACTCCTGGAGAGGATCGTCGCAACGGCCTCTCTTATTTGCTGCCTTGCATGGGTCATAGAAAGTCGAGCTTGAAGTCGTTGAGCTTGTCGATAACCGAGAATGGGATCCGCGAAGGGGTAATGCCGCTTTCAGACTGCGGCTGAAAGTTCATCCAGTGCCCAATGAGCGTTAGTAGCGCTTCGATAATCCCTGGCTCAACATCGCTTGCGAGTGGGCCGTAGCCTGCCGTGTATTGAATCCGCACCGCATTCTCTTCTGCCCGCGAAGTAGGCCAAGAAACGCCGTATGCCTTGCGAACGTGAGGAATGAATGAGTATGTGTCTAGCAGATAATCCGATGCGCTGAGCGTCTGTTCAGCGCCGTCAGCGTCAATGTATTTCACTGACACCACTGTCAAAGCGGAAGGCAATTCGTGCCTGCCAACGAAACAATCCCACCTAATCTCGCGCGTCTGGGTGATAAATGCGCGGCCCGTATGCGTTTCTGCCCACTTCCTCGCCACTACAATCCTGCGAGCTATAAGCGCATCGCTCACTGTGTCGGTTGCTTGAATCCCAAGATATTCTTTGACCTCAGCAAGAGACACGGGCTCTTTGAGAGGCGGCGTGATGAGCTTGAACGGACTCTTTTTTACGTACGTCATAGATCGTCCCGCACCGTGACAGTGATCAGGTTTTGGTTACGTAATATGTATCCGCTTGAGTCGGTAATCTTGACCTCGAAGGCCATCCCTGGCGCGTAGAGATCGCCATCCACAAACTTGTAACTGCACGTTCCAGCCGCAGCGCTAACAATCGTCATGGTCTTGTCTGCAATAGTGCCGACCGCTTCCTGCCAACGCAGCTTGACCGTGGATCCGGTCAAGTCAATAACCGCGCCAGCGTCATCCGTACAGGCGACGAGCAGGCTCGATGCCGTATCGTTTGCAACGAAATCGCTCATTTAATTGAACCTGACGGTTACAGATTTGGTGCGCTGGAATTTGGCGGTTCGTTCTACTGTTGACGCAATCGGTTGCGCAAGGCCCGATGTGCCGCTGGCTGATAATGTATCGTTCGCGTTTGTCACGGCGAGGCTACCGGTCACAGTTGTTGTGCCGGACGCCGCCAAGGTGTCGTTTGCGTTTGTGTAATCGAGCGATCCAGTTACGGCGCTGCTACCAACCGAGCCGGATGCGGCCAACGTGTCATTGGCATTTGTTACCGCAAGCGAACCTGTTACGGTTGTTGACCCTGAAGCCGCGAGAGTGTCATTTGCATTTATCGTGGCGAGGCTGCCGACGACAGTTGTTGAACCGGACGCGACTACTGTGTCGTTAGCGTTCGCTCTGGCTAGGCTGCCAGTTACCGTCGTGGACCCTGATGCAGCTACGGTATCATTGGCATTGGTGTAGGCAAGCGAGCCGGTAACAGGATTGCCTACAGAGCCGCTGGCGGCCAGCGTATCATTGGCGTTGGTTGTTGCTAACGTCCCGCCTGTACCGTCATAGACAGAAACATCTCTGAACTTTGCAGCCAGCCCATTGCGACTTAGAGAGAGATACCCGCCCCGGTAAGTGGCGTCCGAGATGGTTTTTTCGGTTACGTCGTTCCCGCTGCCGTCTATCTGTGCAATCTTTACGGTTGTGGCTGTGACGGTAATACGAAAAGTCTTTTCTGCTCCGTCTGCAATAGTGCTGCCTGAAGTTGCGCCCTGGCTTACCGCTGCGCCGCTAGGCGCCTTCTTCCATATGCTAACTTCGCCATTTTTTCTTAGGAGAAACGCATACCCATACTCAGCCCCTGATGCGTTCGTGAACGGGTTGTCGTCTACGCCGAGAAAGACGCCGGCCCATCGCGTTCCGTCACCTCCGTTCGCCGAATCGAATGTAACCTTGAAGTCCAGCACGAAATTCGACGGATTTGCTACCGGGCAGAGGAAGCCCATCAAGCAACCGCGGAATGTCGTCTCGTTGGACGAGTATCCCCAATAGTCCGGAGAGAAGAGCTGGCCCCTGCTTGCCGCAGTCAGCAACTCGTCGGACGCGATCATCCCGTGCTCCCATGTCTGGGAAGCAAAGTTGTCTGTCGTCCGTAAAGCTGTTGTCGCCTTTAAATACTTGGTGTCATCCGAGAAAATTCCGTTGACACCGTACCCCAGCCATGTATCACGAGCCTTGCGCGTGTTAAGTGTCCAAACCGCGACCTTCAGGCCAGCGCCGAGATACGCTGAAACTTGTGCGCTTGATGTGCCTGTCCCTACCCCTACCCAATTAACCCCGTAACCTGAAACTGTAGCAGCACTCTCCGCTCCTGCCGTAGTCAGGAACATGGATTTGTAGGCCGACGCGTTGATCGTCGCCATGTGTCCCGACGTGAACGACGAGACCACCGCCTGGTTGCCTGCAATACCTCCGTTTGATAGCGCAGTTAACAGAGCCGAGACGCTAGAATCCTTTACCTCTATCGAAAATAGTGCCGAGCCTGCATAAGTTGCCAGCACATCCGACAGAACAGGAGGCGTTTCTGTGTCAGGATAACCTCCGCCAAACCACGCGCCGCCCGTTGGGTCAATTACAACTGAGCCGTCCGTCCAGTTGGTTAGCGTCTTGCTGGAAACGTTACCTGTTGAATTGGTCGTGCGGTTTACAGTCGTGTCGTGCATCAACACGACTTCGCTTGTACTGAGCGTCTGTGAATCTACGTCGAGGAAGTTTTCACCAGCCGCAACGGATGCAGCAAAAGCAGTGTACGACTCTTCCGGCCACATGAATTTATTGCCGGCATGAGCAAAGTACAAAGGCTCAGACAGCAAATCCATGTCCAGCACGAACGAACCGGCCGCACATATATCGTTTGCGTTTGTTACTGCAAGCGAACCGGTTATGGTCGTCGTGCCGGATGCGGCTAGTGTGTCGTTTGCGTTGGTATAGGCAACGGTCCCAGTAGTCCCTGAAACCGGATCATCCGCGCTGAAGTTGTCAAAATGAAGATACTTGCTATCTGCCTGTCCAGATACAATATCGTATAACCGTACCCCAGCCTTACCGGCTGCGGTATGTGGAGAGGATGAATCTGTTTGCGTGATTACTAGGGCGTCATCTAAATACCCTTTAATTGTCGTGGTAGCTGAGCCACTTACTTCTATCTTAATATTCCGCGTTGTGCCAGCGGAAAGGGAGACTGTGTAGGTGGAACCTAGTTGAGTAAAAGACCCTGCACCATTTTGCTTATATAACCGCAAGCCGGTGCCCGCGAAAAGGGCGGCGAAATACCCTCCTGTAGCCGTTGTTGCGCCCCTGGCGAACACGCCAGCGGAGACCCCGGAATCAGTGCTTGCTATATAAATGTCGGCTGAAACGCTATAGTCCGCACTAGCCGGATTGCCCGCGTTCCAGTAATACTCGATGGGGTTAGGTCCGTCAGACCTAGCTCTTCCGGCTGCTGTCAGTATCAGTTTTTGCGCGGCTACTGCTCGTTTAGTCCATGACGAAGAAATCTCCGCCCCGGCAGTGCCGGTAAACGAATCAGAAGCGAATTGCGCCATGAGCTACTGCTTTTTAGGGGTTAGCTTCGGTAATAACAAAACCGGAAACGCTAACGGGCTGCGTAGCTGCAATGGTTGTAGAAATCAGGTTTAAATCGGATCCACTGGTGCCTACGTTGCCATCGATAACTGCTGTGCCACCTGAAGTCACGACACGGAACCATGTAGCCGTCCCTGAAGCGTTCGCGCTGGAATCCTGAGTAAATGCGTTGGCCGTCAGTACGCCACCAGAAGCAGCCGGCGCGAACGTGGCGCTACAGGCTAATTCAGCCAGCAGAGTCGTTGCTGTGCCACCAGTCGCCGGCCGAGTGCCGTCGTAGATCCTAACTAAACCACTTGAGCCGACCGCCGCAGTGATTGCGTCCAACATTGCGTTACGTGCTGCTGTGCTATAGGCGAGTGCCATTATTTATTTACTCCTTTGCGTTTTTCACGACGGGAAACTGTGAGCGTTGTGCTCGGCTGCGGATTGTCTGAAACGATCTGAGCTTGCGCGACAGGCTCCTCTACCTCGACAGCGAGGCCGCGGTTCAGCCAGTGATTTGCTGAAGCGTCATTCAACGAATGCAAAGAGCCCTCTTTCAAGGGCTCTCCGTTTCCGCCAATAACGTCCTGTAAGAGACGTATCGTTTTCATTACACCACTTGAACTACGGTGCTCAGGTCGTTCGCGCTTGCCGGGTTGTGACGAGCGTCGAAGCCCAGAACGACCGCTGAAGCATCCGAAGTAGCAACACCAACAGTCATCACGAGACGCGCGTACGGCTTTGACGTGTAGGCCACGGAAGGCACGAAGTTCATCACGGCTTGCTTGCTGTCGCCGCTTGCCTTCAGGATCTGGGTGAGAGCGGTGCCGACATCAGTTGCATTGGTGCCGCTCGAATCGTCGGCTTGCTGCCACTTGGCGTCCAGAGTTGCAGAGGCGCCAAGCGTGCCGGTCGTAATAACAGCCATCAGACGCGTGTACAGGGTCAGGTCCACCCAGCCGGAATTTTTGGCTCCGGTCGTGAGTGCGCCAGGATTGATAACCGCAGCAATCGCAACACGATCGCTCGGCAGGGAATTTACATTCGCCATAATAGTTTCCTTAAAAGGGAGTCAAAGAAACGGGGCCGAAGCCCCGCTAATTAATGCTTAGGCGCGATCAGCCAGAGTTGCGAAGAAGCCGCGAGCCGCAGTGCCGGACTGGAAGCCGGTGACGGTCGAATTCCACCAGGGCTGACCACCAACGCGCAGGATGAAACGGAACGCGGTGATGTCGTAGTCAAACCAGATATGGATAGACACGTCAGAACGGATGCCGCCAGCCTTGACCACGGTCAGGTAGTTGGAGAGATCGCCGAAGATGATGTCGCCTTTGTCGCCCAGCGCTTTACAGGCTTCGGTCGGGATAACCGGACGGCCCAGCAGTAAGCCGTAAGGCGAGGCAGACAGACCGCCAGGAGGCATGTAGGCAGGAACGGCGGTGCCGGTGCCCGGAAAGCTCATGGTCATCAGCTGTTGCTCGACATCGGGATTCACGAGCCACTTTGCTTTGGTGCGCGCGGCAGGAGTCAGGGCCGAATACAACTTGACGATGTTGGTGAAGTTGATCGTGTCAGCGGTTTGGCTGGTCTCTTTTGCGACAACAACTGTGCCAGCGGAAGGGATAATTCCGAGAGGCATGCCCGCGCCTGTTCCGTTGATGATCGCATCGTTCAACCTGAAGCCGATCTTTTCCGGAGCTTTGCGGCCAACGTAGCTGCTCATACCGGCTGCGTCTTGCAGGAGTTCGTCGGTCAAGGGAACCAAGGCAATAATCTTGTTCGCTTTGACAGTCTTCTCAGCCAAGGACGGTTTGGACTGGGTATGAACGCCAGCCTCTGATTCCCAATAGGCCTGGATGCCACCGGATGATTGCCATGCGGTTGTTTCGTCCACCGGGAAGGTCATGCTGTTGCCGGAGGTCACTTGCTGATCGGTCATGGCAATAAGCGACTCTTCACTGCCCATAACTTTGCTGACGATTGTGCTGCGGAAGTCAGGAGGAATTCCGAAGCCGCCATCGCCGCCATTGCCTTCCGTGCCGTAGGTGCTCGGCGTTGCGTTGGCGATAAGGCGAGGATCAACCTGGCCGCCTTTGCGCGAAGAGGCAACAACAGAGACCAGGAACTCCGCGTGGGACCGGAAGCCCCATTTGTTCGCATCTGCGCTGCGCGGTTGAGCGTAAACTTTATAGCTCGACTTGGCCGCGGCTTGAGGCTCGTCCGCCACTTCGGGGTTGCTCTTGCGACCGGCAGGCGCGGCCACTTTGGCGTTGATTGCGTCGAGTTGTTCGCGGCGGGCAATGTCAGCCTCGACGTTCTCGAAAGACGCGAATATTTCTGCGATTTCTTTCTGTTCATCAGCAAACAGTTCGCGGCTCTCGGCGTCGGCGCGAGCTTGTATGTTGTTGGCCGAGTCTTTCAACTCGATCAGCTTGTTTTGGAGTTGATCCAGCGTTTCGTTCATGTTTTCAATCCTTAGAAAATAAAAAAGCCGCTCTGGGCGGCTGGGATGGTTGGAAAGGGCTGGCCCTTATTTTCCGGAGCTGGCTCCGCGAACTTTGCTGCGCATTTCCATGCGAGCGAGTAGCGCGCCAGATGCGCTCGATTGCTTTTTAAGCTGTTCCGGCACGTTATTGAACTTGGATAGCATCTTGAATTCTGCTTTGATTGCTTTTTCTTCAGTCTTCTGTGTGGCAAAACCGAACTTGACCGACTCTTCGGCATTCATCCATGTCTCGGCGCTCATCCAGTCGGATACTTCTTTTTCACTGCGGCCTGTTCTGGCAACGTACGTGCTCAAAAGAGTTTCTCGAACCTTATCTAGCGAATCAGCGTATTTGCGCATTTCGCCGGCAGTACCTACCGCCATGCCCCAAGGGTCATGAATCATGATCATTCCGTTCGCTGCAATCCGGACCTCATCGCCTGCCATAGCAATAACTGAGGCGATGCTGGCCGCTATGCCGTCGATATGGACAACCTTCTCGCCAGAGAAGCGCTTGATCTGGTTGTAAATTGCTATGCCATCGAATACTGAACCGCCGGGGCTGTTGATGTAAATGTCCAGAGCAGTAACGTTACCGAGATCCTTCATGGAGTCGGAAAACGCTTTCGCGGTTATCCCGCCGAACCAGCCTTCGCCAATATCCTCGTAAATGTATATCTCGCCGCGCGCACCGGTCTTTTTGGCAAAGAAAGCTTTATTCATCATTTCCCTTTTCGAAAACCTTGTGCGCAGCATCTCGCGAAGTAATATTGCCGGCAGTGACTTCTGCCGCCCATTTCTGAGCTATATCCATGCGCCCGCATAGCGCATCGGCAAGTGCCGCTAATTCTGACTTGGCGTAAGTGTCGAAATCAGCGAACGCCGCGGCTGCGCCGTGAGCCTTTAAGCGATTGTCGAACCGTCTTTTGATCCGGTTGTAAACAGACTCAAGCCATGCTTGCGCGACAGGCTCGTCATCAACTGGAGCGGAAGCAGGCAGCATGTTCTTGCCTACATCGTCCAGTTTCATCATGGCGCCTTGAACCATATGCACGTCACCAGACGGGCCAATCGTGTTCTCTCCGAGCTTCCTACGCACGTCATTGACGGAATAGACGCCACCGGTAATGCCGGACGAGAAACCCATCATACGGCTCTGGAAATCACCTTCTGACGCCCAATCTATGTCTATCTCGACAAACTTCTTCGGGCCGCGAACAGGGATAAGCTTATAGTCGGCTTCCTGCTCTATTTCCTTTACCCATGGCCGGAGCGTGTCGCGACTGAACTCTAAGCCTTGGTGCTCAATGTTGTTATTCGTGCTGCGCAGAAGGTGCGCGACTTTATGCGGAGGAACGCGGAACCAGCGGCAGATTTCCTCGATTAACTGATTCTTTGCCTCGATAAGCTGAGCTTTGTCGGCATCGTTGGCGAGTTGGTGTATTTTCCAATCGCCCTCGAAGACGGCGGGCAGGTGCGACTTTTTGGGGCCGGTATACCGCTTCTTAATGCCCTCTTCTAACTGAACTTTACGCTCCGGCGTCATCGGTCCGTTGTATTGGAATATCGTGCCGAGCTGGGCATTGTTGCCGAAGTAGGCCGCAGCAAACTGATCTATCGCGACCATCCGGCTAATAGACTGGATGGCCTTGCCGATCATGTCGTCGCCAACACTGCCGATCAAACTTGCGCCGCGGATGTGGTATACATCAGACGGATCAAGATCAACCGTGCCGCCAGCGTAATCCTGTGTCACGCGATAGAAGGGCCGACCAGACTCATCACGAATTGGCAAGACACGATCCGGCGAGATTGGCCACAACGCAACGATACGACGCGACATATCGCGCTCTATCTCGGCGTAACCATTGCCGTATCCAACAGCCCCGATAGCGACCGCGCGCTTTCCAGCTTGAGCGGTCATTTCTGGGTTAAAGCGGGTATTCAGGACATATTGCAGGCCATCATCAGGTATGGCCTGCTTGTTGCTGCCTTGACGTATACCGGAATACACGTTCCAGTCAGATGAGGCCAAGGAAGATGCAACGACATCCATGCAGGCCCATACAGCAGCGGCCATGAAAGCTGTCTCATGCGTGACATGCACTCCGGCGTTGTTCTGTCCGAAGAACATATACGAGCCCCGATCAGGATTGGCCGGATTAACGCGCAAAGCGTTCCAGGCGTTCCGGACGAAGGTGATGGGGTTTATAGCCACGTAATTTGGGGCTCTATAATTGGTTTTGCGGCAGCGGCCCGACCTGCGGCCATAATCGCGGCAACTACACCATCAACACGACCGGTGCCTCGATCCTTCGCAACCTTCCTGTTTCCAGCCGGATCAATGTCAAGCACTGCATTCCTCGCGCAATAGGTCATCACAGCGTTGCCATCGTGCCGAAGTGTTCCGTTGATAATCATTCGCTCGAATTCCTCTAGCGCTGGGCTCATATCTTTAAAGCCCTGCCCGAAAGGAACCAGTGTGGGGAGACTCAAGCCTTCCGTATCAACTAAAACCTTGAAGTCTTCTATGCGCCAGCGGTCGAAACCGATGTCCTGTATGTCATACAGCCCGGCCAACTGGGAGACTTTGTGGGCGACAGACAACTTATTAATCGCGCGGCCTGGTTGCGTTATTAACTCCCCGCTCTCCTGCCACACCAGGTACTGGGCCTCGTCTCTCTGCTCCTTCTCATGCAGCCCGTCACCGGGCAGCCAGAAATGAGGCAGTAGTCTCCAGAACGGATCTTGCTCAGTCGGCTCGAACAGCAGAACGAATGCAGTTAGATCTTGCGTGCTACCAAGATCCAGCCCACCAAAACACCTGCGGTTCAGCAGGAGCGTCTTGTCAAATTCTTCCTTCGGCTCACAGTTGCGCCAAGGTTCTCCGCCGATCCAAGGCGACTCAGACTCTACCCACTCGCAGAAATTAAGACGTCGGGCGACAGCTTCTTTTGAAAGCATGCCGCGCGCTTGGTGCACCTGCTCCCGAAGGTATTTCAGGCCAGGTATGCCGTGCTCTAGGCTAGGGTTTGCCTTATGCCAGCACGTCTCATCTTTAAACGGATCATCCCCCTCATCCAAGGCGCAGATGTAGGAGAAAAAGCTGTCGTCCTTAAGAACTCCAGAGCAAACCTTCGCTCCGTAGCTGTGATAATCCCAGCACACTCGCCGCCTATCGGTACCAGAGTTGGTGATCATCACCATCAGCGGCTGCTTGCGAAACTTGAAACCCGCCTTCATCATTTCGATGACGTAAGGCGTCTTGTGTTCGTGTACCTCGTCTATTAGCGTGAAGTGGGGTCTAGGGCCGGACTGCCCATCGTCAGCAGAAATAGGCCGGAAGAAGCTGCCTGTTTGCAGATACGCAAGGTTCCAAACACCCTGCCCTACTCCGGACTTTTTTAATCGCTTACCAAGTTCGGGTGATTGATCAACCATCGCGACCGCATCACGAAACAAGATCATTGCCTGATCTTTCTTCGTTGCAGCTGCGTAGACTTCGGCGCGCGCTTCGTTGTCGGCTACCGTACCGAAGATACCCAAGCCGGCAGCAAGCGGGCTTTTGCCGCTACCTTTAGCCGTTTCTATGTAAGCAGTGCGGAAACGCCTATAACCCTCGCTATCAACCCAACCAAGAAGACTGCCGACAACGAATGCCTGCCAGCCTAACAACTCGTATGGCCTGCCCTCGAACTCGCCGCCATTAAGACGGAGCACGTCGCGGTAGAAACCTATCGCGCGCTCAACTTTTCCTAGGTCGAAAAAAAAGCCCCGGTCGGGGGCTTGCTCTAAATCCTCAAGGTGCCGTCTACACGCGTCTCGAACATGCGGTCCTGCGACCGTTGCTCCGGAGACTACTGATAAGGCGTATTCAGTTACCGGGTCAGTTGAAGTAGGACGCCGCTTTATCTTTGCCATCTTCACCTTGTGGCTCAGCCACTACGCGAGAGCGGGCCGCAGGTGACATGCCGAATTGCGCGAATACAGTCATGGCTTGTTTAAAGCTCATGGACTGCGCGACTAGCCAAGGGTTAACGTGATGCCCAACCTGTACGGGCGCTCCGTCTTTATCCTCAATCGTTTTAGATTTAACCAACTCGTCACCGGTAGCCTGTGCAGCAATGCGGAACTGAGCAACAGCGATACAGCCCATACCGAGCATATGAACATCGGCAGTTGTCAGCAAACCTGCCTTGCCCAGGTGCGGCGCAATCTCGTTCCACACAGCCGCAGCTTCAGGATTTAACCAGTGAGGAGCGGCCAGATCAGCGTCGTCGGGCTTAGGTTCGGCCTTATTTAACGCTCGCTTGCCAGGATTGCCAGTTACGATCTTCAGTACGGTAGGTTTACGCGGACGACCTTTCATTTCTTCTCAATTTCTTCTATTCGGAGCCTTGACCCCCACCCCTATCAATTTCGCGGATATGCACGCAACGATTCCAGCGCGGTTTCCAGTGCCAGGACTGACGGATTTCGGGTACCCCCGCCTTATCCGAACATCAGCAGTTGGTCGTTCGCGTGGTCGTTTCTCTTTTTGAGGTTGCACGCTCTGCAAAGCAACTGAGTATTCCGATACGAGTGCTCGCCACCTACAGATAAGGGGATGATGTGGTCTAGCTCAGGAGCTTTTGGTTTGTATGTTCCTCTGTCTGCGAGCTTTGTCTTGATGCCGCAACACTTACACTTCCATCTATCTCTATCGAACACCTGGATAGGGTCAACAGGCTCTATCTTGGCGTTCCGCTTCCTAGCTTTGTATGCTGATGCTTTAGTCCTAAGCCTTATTGCGTTCCGTATCAATGAACATGGATGGCAAAACGTATACGGGCTTACCTTCCCTATTACAGGGCAGTAAACAGAGCCGCAATAACCGCAAGTAACTTCTCTTGCTCTATGCTTGTGGTATTGGATCGATCGTTCGCGCCGCGTTTCCGTTAACGCTATTAAATAATCAGGAGTCCTGCGCTTTGCGTTCGCCTTCCGTTCTGACTCTCTTCTACGTTCAAGGTTAAGCGCCCTCCACTGCACCTCTCTTGCCCTGAAACTTTCTATGTTCGCGTTACGCCGAACTGTTTCAGCTTCTGAAAAGCAGGGTTTGCACCACGACTTCAGCCCATCCTTGTTTCTTCCCTTCCCGAATCTATCAGCCGACTTAATCTGTTTGCATCTAGCGCATTGCTTCGTCAAAATGAAGACAATAGAAGAACCTTCCGATATAATCGGATTAGCCATTACGACTCCTTACCAGTCAATATGGTTAAAAGCCCTTCAGTGCTTCAACACTAGAAGGGCTTTGTCTTTTCTACTTCTTGTAGAAGTGATGATTTGGGTTTAGGGGATGCCCACGTACATCGCAGCCTGTCTTCATACGTGGCTTAGATGTAATGCCTCTTGCCTTGTTTGATTCGGCGTGTGTCTTGGCTTGGTGACATGCGATGCATAACGCTTGAACGTTGCTATCGTCGTCTGTGCCACCATCTGCAAGGTTAACGATATGATCTCGTTCCATGCTGGATAGCGTGAGCACACAGTGACAGTGAGCACAGTAAGGGCTGCGCCTTATTAACTCTTCTCTGAGTAGCTGTAGTCTGCGGCCTGTTAGCCTGGTGTACCCTGCATTAGGCCTGTTGCTCCATCCACGTTGCGTAGATGTAGGCCTGGTGTGTGACATGCGGAAATGAAAAAGCCCACGTCTTAGGTGGGCTTGGTATAACGTTGCCAGACGGTTATTCGATGGATGTATTAATTAACGGAATAATCACCCGATAGCACAACTGTATCAGTTTTTGCGAGGCTAATCAAGAGTTATTTTATGCAACAGCTTCGCGCCTCTCTCTCATCAACTCTACCGAGTTACCCATTAGAGTGTGCGCCTCATTGAGACAATCCCTGTAAGCGCGTCGAGTACGCCCGAAGCTATGCGCCTTGTCTGCCTCGTTGACCCTAGTGGAGAGGTATTCTACCCAGAGCACTCCTTTATGAATGACTGGAAGCATCTCATAGGCGCGCTCAGTCAACACGCACTCGACCTCAATACCCGGATCAGGATAGTGCGTTGACGGAGGGACGAGACGCATGAAGCTAACCTGTCCTGGATACCCAAGGGAGTTTCCTGTTTGCAGCTTCCAGCGCGCCCAACGCAGCAACATGTTAACCACTTGCGCCTCAATCATGCTGACTCCTTTACTTTGCGGCAGAGCAATGAGCCAGAGCCGCTTGCGTCCACGTGCTCTAGACCGTGTTCATCTAGCAGGTATTGAGCGAACTGAGCCGCAAGCCGTATACCGCCATCCCTCAAAGAAACTCCCTCAAATGGCTCATCTAGATTCAGTCCCAGCACGACGTAATCCTTCGTCTCTCTCCTAACCGTGAAATACTGGCAATCGGCTATCACCTTGCTCCTCCGTTCTTTTTAACGAACTCCACGCTAGAGCTAATCGCTATGGCTCGGCTCTGCGTGTAATACCTATCCTTGCGCGCTGGCTTAGGCTTGACTGTCGGAACTAGCTCAAGCCGTCTTGTGCGGGCTCTAAGGCCATCTGCTATGTCTTCTGGGTTTCGGTAACACCATGAGGGGAGGACGTTGCTTTTCATGTTTTCCCGTATAAAGTTTCAATGGTCTGAGCCAGCAAGCTAAGCTCAGTCTCTTTCATTACCTTCAGCATGATCTGCTGTCCGTGAATGCCGTTGCGCTCCCCTTGGTGGCAATCTTTGCAGAGCGGTATCGTGCACCAGTCGGCACAGCGACGGCCTTGTATGCGCCCTTCTAGCAAGTGATGTGCGTCAGATGGAGCAGACTTGCCGCATAGAGCGCATGGGAGTGATTTGACGCGGCCTATGTGAGCCTTCTCTGCTTTGCTCATTGCTCGCTCCATTTCACGTCATGCCCTGCCCCGAATGCCTGTATTAGTTCGCACAGATCAGACATCTCCTTTTTGCCCATCTTGCTAGTGCGCGCGCCGATCACGACGAAGCCACCGTCAACGCCTGGAACGACCTTCTGAGCCTTCAGTGAAGCGCTCATGACATCTTTCCATTCATCGGAAGTAAGGTATTGACCGTGCCAGTTGACTTGCTTGGATAGGTCAGCAAGCAGGGCCCACATCATTGCGTTCTGCTCGAGCGTCCTAGTCTTCTGCTTCACGATGCAGACGTAATCGGAAGGAGCTGACTCGATACACTGATGGGCGAATTGACGCTGAGCAGGGCCGACGAGGAAGATAGTTTGCTTATCGGTCACTCTGCGCCTCATCAAGAAACTTTCTGAGTTCGTCTCGTGCGGCCTTCAGACTGTTGAACGAGGACATCGGCCTATCTGCAAACATTTCAAGCCATTTATGCGCATCCTCAGCGGCCGCGGCAAGATTCACCGGGTTGCCTTCTGCATCCCATTGCGCCTTATCTATCACCCGAACACCTCGTAACCCCAGCCGCCGCCGTCTTTCTTTGCCTTGGCTTTCACTGCGATAAATTTGAACGGGTACATTTCGGACGCCACTTTGATCTTTACGCGCGCGTCGTCTTGCCAGAATCCCTTTACTTCGTGGATCTCTATCTGGCCATCGAGACGCATTAAGGCAAAGTCTGGAGTGTAGAAAGTGTTATCGGCGAGTCGGAATTTCATGCCCTCGAATCTGTACCAGAGAAGTTCTCCAGCCATCAGCAAGGTTTTCAGATA